ATAGTCGTGTCGTCGGTGTCTCTGGTCATCGTGATAAGGAACTTGTATGACACAGAGGATTGGCTTGTGAATGTGAAATCGCTTGGCACACCCTGAGATAGGGTGAGTGTGTCTGTGACGTTGTTGTCGTTTGTGGCACTGAACTGGATGCCACCTAAGAAAGCTGCAACAGGGTCACCACGGTAACTGTATGTGTTGTGCCGGTAGTCAATGCCGCCGCTTTGCCGGTAGTCAACCTCACCGAATGTGTACTGTGCTCGATCCTGCCGCACTTCAACGGAACGCAACAGTTTCGGAACAACAGTTGACCATGACACTTCACCAATGGTGAGTGTGCCGGTAGCAACTTTGATGCCAGTGCCTGACTCGCCGTACACGCCGTCGCCTTGCGCTCCGAAATATGTTTTGCCTGCGATACGAGCGATAGAGGTCACGTTGCCGCTACCGCCAGTAGACACCAGGTCTGATGCCCATGCAGGGACAAGAGTGTCAGTGAACTTTGTTAGATCGGCACGATAGATTTGTCCTGAGCCGCCACCCCACCACACGAAACGGTTATCTACTTCCAGTGAGTGAGCTGCGCCGCCGTTGTCAATGACAGGGCCAATAGTCACAGCGTTAGAAGAGGTATCTACTAGACAGGTTCGTAACCCTTCGCTGGTAGCAGCGAGAAGAACCCCGTTGTAGATGAGTATTGAGTTGATGGTTTCCCCACGAGGCATTTCGCCTGCCACTGTGGGAGTGGACAAAGTGCCGTCAGACGAATTAACCCCTATGTGGTACAGGGAGCCGGTGCCGTTAGCGTTCGCCGCAGCGTAAATACCGGCAGGACCACCAGCAATATCAACCCACTCGGTGCCACCAAGTGTCGCTGTGAAATCCAATGAAGAAGAAGCCTTAGCTCCGTTAGCGTTCAGTTCAAAGATGTTGCCGCCAAGAGCCCCAATAAAACGTCCTGCGACAATCGCTACGATGTCTGCGTTGACAGCGCTGCCACCCCAACCAGCGTCGTAACTGGTGTTGTTGACTTGCACTCGACGCAAACCGTTCGCTGATCCGAAAGCCGTGTAAACGTACTGGCCGTCAGACGCAAAGTCTTTAATGTCAAACCCCATCGCTGCCGTAGCAACACTCCAGCTCGCTGCTGTTACACTGCTCGCATATTTCAGGCTGCTGCCGTCAGATAAGTACGCGAATGTAGATCCCGAAACAATGTCAACGATTGAAGCAAGTTTCAGGTCAGTGTCAGTGACGTTTACTTTCTCTTCGGTGATGGGGAGTAACGAGAGTTCGCCTTTCGTCCACGGATTAACACCACTAGAAGATTCAAAGCGACGACGGTCACTATCATCCAAATCAAAATGTTCCTGACCCGCACCTAAACTCCAATCTGTTTGGGAACGAACCCACGCACCTGTCGTGTCAAGCGTGTTTTCACCTGGCTCTTTGCTGGTGTCTCGCTGTTCACGTAATGCAGGGACCGTTGTGCGCGAGTATTGACGGGTGTCAACCAAATAGGCGACACCATCTAACTCGACAGGCAACGATTCTGCATTGAAACTCACGACGAGTACCCGCTCCATTGGTTAGAGGGGCGCATTCCAGAGCTACGAGTCCACACTTGCGGGTATTGTGATACAAGTCGAGCCGCTTCAGCTTCAACACGAGCACGCCTTCTACCCATCAAATCCCTGAACGAAGCAGAGATCGCTCCAGGCGGCACCTCGTCCGCCATGCGGGACGTTCCCTGAGCGTCAAGGAACTCCCTACGGATAGGTGTTGTGGTCATTAGAGCCATCGCTGCGCCGAGTGGAGGCAAATCGTAGGCTGTGGCAGCAAGCCCCGTGGCTGAACGTGCAGTTGCAGCGTTCGTAATAGAAGTAAACGGAGCCTTATAGGACACCGTGACTGTTTGCCCAGGCCACGCCCCACTGTAAAGAATTAGTGCTAAACCGCTAGAGAAACTGCTTGTGTCCCGGTTCCTACGCAACCGCCAAGACGACACCTCCGGCTCACTAGCAGCGCTACCAGCGTCCGCATACGTCACCGAATAAATTGAGTCGATCTCGGCAGAAGTCAAACCAGACAAGTCATAGCCATCAACAGAAGCGTTGTAAGTAAAACTCGTTGTTTTCATCTGGAACAGACCTTGGCTAGGTGCAGACAAGTCAGCCAAATCATCGTTAAGGGATTGGATAATGCGATGTGCAGGGAACTTAGGAGAAACCCTCACCACATCACCAGCCGTGTGCGTACCCGCAGTAGAACCACCGTAGCCACGCATCACAGAAACAGTTGTTGAGGTAACCGAAGTGACATACATCAGCTCAGAGTTCACCTCAATAACAACACCCTTCACAATAGAAGAAGCGATACCCTGCACCACCAACGTTGTGCCAGTAGTCGCAGGCGAAGGAGCCGTCGTCACCAAATCCAAATCCTCAACATAGCCCGACAAGAGCATGTCTCTGGTCTGGTCAATCCATACTTGTGCGGTCATCAGGTGCTCCCAAGAACGTCATTAAGGGCCGCCTCTTTACGTTTACGGCCTTTCTCCGTGAGGACTTGACCGGCTTGGATCTCGTGGGATGCCCCAGCGTGTTTCTCAAGCCGGGAAGACCCGTCAATAGAAGGGGGTTGTAGCCCCTCAGCGCGCAAGCGTTTGTACGCTGCCATGTCTGCTTCTTTGTTTTTCTCATTGCGTTTCGTAACTCCCCAATCAATGTTGCCTCTCGACGGGGTAGCTGAAGGAGCGAACTGGACATGCCCGAAATACTTGCGGAGTATCCCGCCGCATCCCTCGCAGTCAGCACCATATGTTTCGTCAAAACCATGACGAACATCAACAGTCAGTCCACAATCCAAACAACGGTATGCGTAAACAGGCATCAAGTACCACTAGTCCCTACATCAATCGGAAAACCACTTGCTTTAAGTAATGATATCTCAGTGGCTGTAAGATCTGTGGGTGGCAAATGCGCCCCATACAGGGTACGAGTAACCGTTGACGCATCCGCAGGCATAAAGTTCTGCACCGAACTGTTGTTGATAATGAACAAGTTGTCGGCTTTAGGTCGAGCAGCGTAATGCCGCATCAAAGCGTAAGCTGCTGGAGTTGGCTGGTTCCTTAACCCGACCGCAGGGGTTTTGTTTGTTGGCCCCGGATAGAACGTGTACATCTGGTCTGTGCCCACAGCGGAAGTCACAGCAATGTCGCCGGGTGTGACGTGAGCTGAAATGGTGACCGCTGGAACAGTCGCTGTTACTGCAACTGTGGCGGGGAGTAGGTCTACTACTGCTGTGCCGCTGATCGCTGTGGTAGCCGCAATTGTTGAAACGCTAATTACCTGATCGGCTCGCAGAGTTGGAGTAGGCAACGCCGCTACAGCGCTCATGTCTACTTCTGCGATATCCACGTAGTTGGCTGTTACACCGGGGCCAGGTAACGCTGCGACACCAGCAATCGTTGAAACAGAAATATCTGCCTCAATACTCGCAGCCGCCGTGAAAGCGACAGTGGCAGTGACCGTTGTTACGGTCGCTACGATCTCAACAATACCTGTATCAGATTGGCTGTATGTGTAGTTGTTGCGGTATGCCAGTCCCGATTCACGGTACTGGACACTTACTTCGTCTAAGACTGTTGCGGTGGCAGCAATCGTCGCAGGGGTAATCGTCGTAGGCGCACCATACGCCACCCCAGATTCGCTATATTGAACCCCCGTTTGACGATACTGCGTCACCGTACAGCCTCATTTCTAGTTGCTAAGAGAAGCCGATTCTGAATCCCCCACGCGAGTAGCTGCCACAGCCTTCGCCATGCAGATAAGCGCAGCGACACCGGCGACTTTCAGAGCATCAACCCAATCAGGGCCGGGAATAGCCATAGCTGCGGCCCATGCTTGTGCGAACGTAGATACTCCACGTTCGAGTGAATCTTTAATAAAACGCTGGTTGAACAATGTCATTCCTTTGCAGTTGCATCGCTGACCATGTACGAGGCCCAACGATTCCGTCAGCAACAAGCCCTTTAGCTCGCTGCCATCTCATAAGTTTTGCTTTCGTGTTCCTCCCAAAAATACCATCTGGGGTCGCACCTATGCGTTCCTGAACAAACTTCACAGCAGCAGACCGTGAGCCCTTCTTCAGAACACCTGGGAACGGCACCAAACCATCTTCAGGTTCTGCCGGTAACTTGATCTCTGGTTTCGCTATGTTCGCTTCATGGGCGACCATTGCACGAAACTCTGACATATCAAACGACGGATCTACTTTACGTGACGACCATTCCTTATGCCCTATCACGCGAGTAAAAGGACTGAACCCGTTCGTTAAACACAGGTAAGCGCACAACGTTACCGCTGCATCCATCTGTTCCTGCGGAATGTCTTCCCCCAAGCCGTCATTAATGAACGACACACCGATAAGTGAGCCGTTCGCTGTGACTTTCCCCGCAGCCGTAGCGTTACCTTTAATGGGGCGATCTGCTTTCATGCGTGCAAGCACGTCACCCATGCCTCGACCAGCGTGGTTGGCTTTCACGTTTTCAGCGGTGAGCTGCATGATGGTGCCGTCACGTTTGATGAGGTAGTTGTATAAAGGTCCGGGGACTTTGTTGACACCTCGCACACACATCGCTACCACGTTGTCGGGGTTGGCGTTACGGTTTGAGGCGGTGTGGTGGACGACTATGCCGAATGGTTTTAGTGGCCGTCCAGTGTTTACTTTGCCGGGGGCGTCAACCAATTTCATGGGGAGGTGGCTCCTCAACAAAATCGTATGTCACAGGATTCCAAATAAGCGAATAAACAGAAACACCATTCTCGTCAGTAGTTATAGACAATTCAGCTTCGTGTCTTGTTATTTTGATAGGTGCAGTATTTGTTTCGTCCTGCCCCTCTTCAAATTCAGGGTAAACGAAAATAGTGTCTTGCCAATCAGGATGTTCTCTTTGAGGGTCACTAACTTCATGCCACCCATCAGGCAATTCATCGCCTATTTGCCAATCAGGATGTTCTCTTTGAATGTCACCGGGATAAGAAATAATGTTTTCTGGGTTAACGTAAACATGATCCGACATTAGCCAACCTCATCTAAATAAACTGCGACGTTAGCTTGGGCAACACAATCTTGCATTTGATCAGCGTAAGTAGAAATACTGCCAGTGCTTTGACTACCAAGAGTGCTTTGAGTTGCATCCCCGGCTGCGTCAGTGTGAGTCCAGTTGTTTTTGTAATAAAGATCATCGCCGGGGAAGTTGCCAGACAAAGCGGTGCTGTTGTCAGTTCCTGTCCCGTCAGTAGGCAACTTAGCTATAAATGGGCGCTGACCACTTGCAAACGCTCCAGCTATATAAAGAAAACTATCGTCTGAGGTAAGTGCGGCTCGCATTGGGTAAACCGTTTGGCTAGCCGTGGGTGTCGTCAAAGTCTTTAGTGTTGTCCCATCAAGAGTTTGAATGTTGCCACTGCTGTCGTACTTTGCCCAATGAACACTCGCATTGTTAGCGCTACTGAATTGTTGAGTGTCTCTTGTGTTGAATACCACATAAACGTTGCCGCTTGAATCAACAACAGGTGGAGGTATGTAGTCAAATCCACCCGTAGAACTGTCAACTGTAATTTTTCGTTGCCACTGAATACTTCCGTTGCTTTTAGCAATTTTTAATAAATGCAGTTTTTTGTTAGTTGAATCACCGAATGTGAAATAAAGATTGTTGGCATCAGCCGTACAAAGACCCCCACTCGAAACGCCTGTTCCAGAAGAGGGGTAATAGATTTTTGCCATATAGGTAGTAGTGCCTATTTGTACACCTTGAACCCCCACACCTCCTTGGGTGTTTCTGTACTGAATGTAAAACCAATCATTACCGCTACCATCAGTCGAAACACAAGCGCTACTTGGGTAAGTAGTTACGTAACTACTGCCATAAAGGTGAAGGCAATCGTTACTGCCATTCAAAGCTTCTTCCGCTCCATCAGTAAGCGAAATTTGAAACATCAATGTGTCGTATTTTGTTACACCGTCGTAGTAATAAACGCATCCGTATCCTTTAGTTCCTTTAGTAGTTAAAGGCGTTTGATACGCATACATAGGAGTAACGATTGGGTGAAACAAAGAGTTATCCCAGTCTTGGACCAATGTTCCCGGCGTAAAAGCAGCAGTTAAACATCCTGTACGAGCAGAACCATCATTAATTCCACCGCCAGTTAGTGTAATCACATCACCATTAGCGGCAATAGCTATTCCCCGACCGTCAATATTCGCGCTTTGTACAGGATCTAGTACTTTCTGATCATTAGCAGCGCCTAAAGTGCCATCAGATTCAATGTGCCACAATGCTCCGTTCACGTTAGATACACCGTCACTAAAGCTACTAAGCGGAATACCCCATACACTGTCATCACTAGCGACAGCTATGTCATACATCCAATAAGTTGGGCTTGAACCAGTTGTGTCGCTATAAGGTTGAATAACCCAACCAGATTCGC